CTTTATGTCTTGCTAATACATCTCCTTTTTTATATATTCTAGCGTAAGAATATGTTTCACTTAATTTTAATTTTGTTTGTTTTTCCATTACAGGTTTTACTTCTTGTAGTAAAGTTTCCATTGCAATGTCACTATAATGAGAATAACTATTTGGCACTTGGTGATCATTCCATACTCCAAAGTATTCTGTATATGGTGATATATATTTTTGATCAAATAAAAATCTTGCTACATTTCTTTTGTTACAAAAATATTTATAAACAAAGTCTGCTAATTCTTTTGATATTGCCTTTTTAATTACTATATATTTATTTTTTTGAAACGACATTTTTAATAATATTTTTCCCCTTTAATTTTTTATTTGACTGTATAAAATTTTTAATATAGTCTGGTTTATTTTTTACAGTATTAGTTTCGAGGGTAGCTTGTATTACAGCTTTTTTCATATTATCGTTAGGCTTTGACATTTAAAACACTATTAGGTATTGCCTGACAGTTCCAATGTATAAATCTAAATGGTTCATATCCCATGTCTACAACATATTGATGTGGCATGTATGAAGGAAAGAACATAGTTTTTCCTGGTTGAACTTTATAATGTATTGCCGATGATGCATAAGTTACTTTTGTTTTATCTGCTTCTGGTAAAAGATTCATAATATTACCTGGTCTTGGATCTTCAAACAATGGCATTGATGTAGCTTCACTTGCTTTTAAAAAATAAAAACCAGAGATATGCCCATTCCAATGTGTATGTAATGTATGATGGCCTCCACCTCTTTTAGCAAACTCTTGCACCCACATTTCTGTAATAAATACTGTATAATTTGTTAAATCAAATCCCATTTCAATTAACAAATTATGTGATGTTGCACCTATATAATCTTGTAACTTTTTAAACTTAGGATCACCTAATAATGATGTTGAATGAAACACGTTACCCATGTCTCCTTTGTTTCCAAACTTTTTATTTCTTTTATCTATTGTTTTTTTTAAAATTTTTTTAGAATCTTCAATATATTTATCAGATGCATTATTTAATTCATTTACAAATCCTGGTTCATCACCATACCATATTGGAGAATAAAATAAATTTTCTCTAGTTAATTGTTTTGGAAATTGTAATTCTGTTTTTAACTTTTTAGTTTTTTTCTTTTTCATATTCTCCTTATCTAAATGGCCATCCAAGATTCCATATAACTAAACTATGTCTTGAGCCTTTTTTTACTGGGCATACTCTATGCCATACAAACGAGGGGAATACTACTAAACTTCCTTTAGGTAATATTTCTTTACACTTTACAGGTTTTCTTTTTTTATCAGGATCTAAGTTTCTAAAATCAAATTCTAATTCACCACCTTTATATTCTTCTGGATCTGATAGTGTAACTGTTACAGATAACTTTCTAATTTTACCATGTGATGGATCGTTGATATTTTCTCTAACATAAGTTTGATCCCAACTATCACAATGCCAATCATAAAATTGACCTTTAGTATATTTTGTAAACTGACAAGATTCAGACCAATCCCATTCAAAATTCCAACCTGCACTTTGATTTGCTTGATGAACGTATGGTTGTATTTCTTTATAAACCCATCTATCATTCATCCAAACAATATCAGAATTTCTTTTCTTTTTTAAATCTTTTGTTTCTTTTTTACTTAATGGTCTATTACCATAACCTCCAGTAACCGCCATTTCGTCTTGTAATGATTTTCCATATCGTACAATATCATCACATATTCTTTCTGGTATTGCACGTTGGAAATACCAATAATAATTTGTTAAATTCATATCCCTTATATTATACTGTTGTTTTTATAAATTGTCAAGGGGTATTAATTTAATCTGCTACAACAAGAGTTCCACTTACTGTAAATGTTGCTGTTCCTATTCCACCTGAAATAACATATGAATTTGTTCCTGGAGTTACACTAACTGCAGGTGCACCAGCAGCTGGAATCTTTACTATAACTGTTCCAGAACCACCATTACCAGCACCTCCACCACCACAAGTACCAGCACCACCACCGCCACCTCCACCAGTAGCTGCACATCCATTAGCACCATCACCACCATAACCACTTCCACCTTGACCTCCACCACCAGGGCCACCTGTTCCAAGTCCATGAGGTGGAAAAGCACCTCCACCACCACCACCAGCTCTTAGCGTACAGTCTCCTGGCCAAGCAGAAGATCCTGCTCCTCCATTACCTGCAGTTCTAGGTGAACAACTAGGGGGTGATGCAGCACCGCCAGCACCGCCAGCACCACCTCCACCTCCACCGAGTCTTTGTTGAGAACAAGGGGTTGATAATCCACCAGGATTACCTTGAGAAGGGCTTGTAGGGGGAGTATTACCAGCTCCTACAGGTAAACCTCCACCACCAGAACCTCCAGATAAACCTTGTCCTACTCCAGTTCCAGGTTGAGGTACAACTTGTCCACCTCCACCTCCACCTCCTGCAGAGGTTAAAGCACTTCCAGGGTTAAATGTAGATACAGCACCATTAGATCCTTGAGCTCCTGGCCCAGTACAACTTTTTGGTGCTCCATTTCCACCAGCTCCAATCGTAACTGGAAAAGTTGTGTTTACTGATAAAGGGTATGAAGTATTAAATCTATAACCACCAGCTCCACCTCCAGCTCCTCTTCTAACACCTCCACCTCCGCCACCTGCTATTACTAGCATGTTTGCGTTAAAAGGTGTTACTAAAACTCTAGGCCATAAACCTTGTTGTAATACTTTTAAATGACTTCTTAAATTCCATACACCACTTGCTTTACTTAATTCTTTTATTATAACTATTCCTGAACCACCAGCTCCGCCATCACGAGCAGTTCCTGGATTACTTCCAGTATTACCTGCACCGCCTCCACCGCCTCCAGTGTTTGTAGTTCCATTACTTCCTGCTGCTCCTGCTCCGCCATTACCGCCACCACCAGGGCCACCAGAACCAGCTCCTGCAGGGTTTCCCCCACCGCCACCTCCACCAGCATATACAGCACTATTAGGTGCACCTGGATAATCAGGACTTACATCTAAACCAGCACCACCATTACCACCACTTGAACTTGATCCATTAGATCCTGCAGCACTAGCTCCACCACCGCCACCTGCTCCAAATGCAGGTGAAGCATCAGCTCCAGTTCCTCCAGGGTTTCCTTCAGGTGGATCATAACTTCCTGCGTTACCACAACCTTTATCACCAGGTGGATAGTTTCCAGATCCTCCACCAGAGCCACCTGGACTAGATGTAAAACCTCCTGGTGCTGATCCAGGATATCTTGCACCTCTTCCTCCACCTGTAGAAGTATAAGTTACTCCACAAGCAACAATAGATGAATTAGATCCATTTGTATATTGAGAACCACCTCCTCCAACAGTTATTGCTCCAGTTGCACATTTGGCAGCTATCTCTAAATTTCTTAAACCACCTGCTCCACCAGCACCAGATGCTCTTGTATTAAAATCATTAGTTACATCTCTTCCACCTGCACCTCCAGCGACTATTAAAGTTTTAATTAATCTAGTTCCTGGTTGTAAAGATACACTAGGCGTGCTTGATGTTCTAACAGTTTGAGTAGACTTCCCAAAAGAAGTTATGTTTCTTTTACCAATGATTCCACCATTAGTTCTAGGCATTTATTAGTCTCCTATTAAGATGTCCAAGCCGATCCGTTCCAATCGTAAACTGTAGGTGTATCTGCTGTGTCATTAGATTTAGTTGCTTCCCAACCTGTGTTATTATCAGCTTTATATTTAGTCTCATTCCATCTAATCAAGTAAGTAAAACCAGATCCAGATGTAACTGATGGGTATGTAATTGGTGCTTGCCAATCATCACTACCATCTAAAGACCAAGATTCATAAGGTTGTGGTGTAATGAATTTATTTTTAGATGCATCATATCTCATATTAATACCTGCGTATTGTTTTCTAAAATTATTGTTATAAGATGTTTGCTTCCAAGTGCCACCTCCAAAAAAATTAACACACCATGTTTCACCATCAACGTGTTCATCTGAAGGCACTTCATCATTAGCCACAACTACAACTCTTTTTACAATCAGATGTGTATCTGATGTAAAACCAGTTGGGTCGGTTTTTGATTCTAACTCTGCAAAATGTGCCATGTTTATTTTCCTCCGTTATAAAAAATTCTGTTATGCTCCGTTTATTGTCAACGTTCCTGACGCTGTAAATTTTGCTATTTTATCACCACCTGGATGTGTTGACAATGTTCTAGCAGGGGTTGGACTTCCTGATAAAACAAATTCACTAGGTACTCTAACTACAACTATACCTGAACCACCTGCAATATTAGTTAAAGCACCGCCACCTGCTCCACCACCAGTGTTTGCATCTCCTGCTGTATTTGTAGTTGGTTGAGGTGGGCTACTTTGATAAACAACACCACATCCTCCACCGCCTGCTCCACCTGAACCAGCAGTACCATTAAGATAGTTAGCACCACCTCCACCACCAGCATAAGTAGTAGCTGGCCCTAAAATTGCATTTGGTGCTCCTGCTCCACCATTACCAGCACAGTTATTAGCATTAGCTCCAACAGCAGTTGCTCCACCACCACCACCAGCACCGACATTATTACCATCTCCTGGTCTTGAATCATTTCCTCCAGCATTACCTTGAGGTGGATCTGTGGGAGGTGTATTACCTGCTCCTCCACATCCATCATTAAAATTACCACCTGTAGCACCACCACCTGAACCTCCAGCTTGACCAGAACCAGCTCCAGATGTTCCTGATCTACCACCACCTGTAGATGTAATTGTTGAAAATATTGAATTAGAACCACAAGTTCCACTTCCTCCAGCTCCAACTGTTATAGGATAATCTCCTGGCCCTAAACTTAATGCTGATCCTCGTAGTGGACTTGGCCCATATCCTGATGCACGATAACCTCCTGCACCTCCACCACCACCAACGTGTGCACCACTTGGAGATCCTCCACCACCAGCGACTACTAAATAATCTACTGATGCATTTGCTCTAGTTATCCACTCTGAATTTTTTACTTGATCGAAATGTTCGTTTATTGTCCATTTACCTGATGCACATTTTGGTATTGTTTCTTTAATTACTACTACTCCTGAACCACCTGCTTTAGATCCAGCACCTGCAGTATTATCATGTCCACCACCACCGCCTCCAGTATTTGCAGTTCCAGCTGTTTTAAAAGCACCACCTCCACCAGGGGCCGTAGCTCCTGGAGTTCCGTATGCTCCACCAGCACCACCTGATGCTCTTACTGTACAATCTCCTGGCCAAGCACTTGAACCTGCTCCACCAGCACCACCTGGGCCGCAACTTCCTGCAGTACTACCATCACCACCAGCACCACCAGCACCGCCACCACCACCAGCTGCATTAATTCTACCACCACCTCCATCATTACCCTGTGAAGGACTTGTAGGAGGAGTATTACCTGATCCACCATTTGTTGAAGGTGAAACATCTGGATTAGATTCTGAACCTCCACCACCTGATGCACCATTTGCTCCATTTTGTCTAGGACTACCTGGGTTTGTGTGGACACCACCACCGCCACCTCCTCCATTAGAAGTTAGTGGGCCAAAAACTGTATTACTACCTGTTGCTCCAATAGCAGGAGATCCTGGAGTTCCTCCAGACCCTCCAGCACCTATAGTAACTGGTGTACATCTACTTGAAATACTTATAGATGTATTAAATCTATAACCACCTGCTCCACCTCCACCAGAAGGTGAACAACCATCAGCTGCATAACCACTTCCACCGCCACCTCCAATAACTAATGCACTAACAGATGTAACTTGACAATTTTGTCTTACAAAATTACCTGTCGATGTTATTGATGAAGTTTTAGTAGATGGTGTACATACTACTTTTATTGGGCCTATGATTCCGCCATTTGCCATGAATTATGTTGCCTCCTATAATTCTATCTATTATGCGTCATCTAATTCTTCGTAAGAAACAAAATAAGTTAAGTCATTTGCAGCTGATGCTGTAAATGCTAATATATCTGTTTCATCTAAATAAATTGGATTCTCTAAAAAACTTAGGGTAGCATCTGCTGGCACTGATATTGTATTAGCAATCTTAACATAGTTAGATCCATTATCTACACTAACTTCGATTGTAATATCAGCAGCATTTGAACCATCTACGTTTGCAACAAGAATTGTATTTATTTTGGCAACTTTATCTGCTGAAACATCAACCGCTGTAGTTCTAGATGTACCATCTAGTAAAGCAGTTGCGTTCTTAGCATTAATAGTTGCTACGTTTACGATGTTTGGTGTAGCCATATTATCTCCTCTTTAATTTTAACCGAATACAATTGCCATTGCAATTGCTTTTCCTACTGATGCAGCACTAGAGTTTGCATCAATATATGTTACTAATCTTGAAGCAGCCATTTTTCTATTAGTGCCTCCTGCCCCATTATCTACTATAAATAAATCTGCGTCTACAATAGCTTCTCCTATATCTGTACCACCATCTATATCTAATGCAGCTAAACTAACTTTGTCAGCTGTTGATATTGTACTTAATTTAGAATCTGCTATTGATCCTGCTAACATAGCATTTGTAATAGAAGTAGATCCTATTACAAAATCTAAAGTATTATCTGCATCATCATAAGTAACACTAATACCTGTTTCAGTATTAGATCCTACCATTGCACCAACTGTATCTGATATAGTTTCTGCTAAAGTAGTTCCATTAATAGTAATAGCATCTGCCTCTAATGTGCCATCAATATCTGCATCTCCACTAATATCTAATGATCCTGCATCTAATTCACCTGTTAAAGTTACATTTCTAAATCCTGATATATCTTTATTTGAATCAGCTATAACTGCTAATGAAGCTGATACTGTACCAGCAGTAATACCATCTAATAAGTTTAATTCTGTTGCAGTAGAAGTTACTGCTACATCTTCATTTATTTTAGGTGATGTTAAAGTTTTGTTTGTTAAAGTCTGTGTTGCAACAAGAGATACTAGAGTTGAGTTAGCACCATCAGGTAATAACATTTCATTTGTAACACTTGCTGAGTGAGGTTGTGCTTTTAATATTTGACCATGACTATTACTTTCACAATTAAATTGTATAGCACCTGAATTTGTATTACCAACAATAGTTACATGTCCTGTTCCTTTTGCTAATAAATTTAAATCTATGTTAGAATCTCCACCTGTTGCCGATAATTGTGGTGGATTACCTGTTGCAGCATTTGTTATATCAAATTGATTAACTGCTGAACTAGTTGTTTGAAATACAATTTGTTCATTACCATTTTCATCATTAATACCATGAGCATCATCAAAAGCTATGTTAAAATCATTAGTATCTAAATCTGCACCTAACTGTGGTGATGTGTCTTCTACAACATTTGATATAGCACTTGATGTAGCTAGTCCTGCTACAACTGCCGATCTTGCAACTTTTTTAAGACCACCACCTGAAGTATCTACTGCTAAAAATACATCATCATTAGCAACTGTAGATATTTCTGATAATGAACCTACTGCTACTGAATTAAAATTTGTACCATCTGCAATTAATAAATTACCTGCAGTATTTGTACCCATAGTAATATCATCACCAGATACTGTAAGATCTCCAGAGATAGTTAAGTTTCTAAGTCCAGTTAAATCTTTATTAGAATCTACTATTACTGCTTTAGATGCACTTACAGTTCCTGCTGTAATACCATCAACTAAATTTAGTTCTGCTGCTGTTGAAGTAACACCATCTAAGATATTTAATTCTGCAGCTGTAGATGTTATATTTGTACCACCAATATCTAAAGTAGTCATTGATACTTCACCTGCTACTGTTAATATTCCATCAGCAAGTGTTAATAAATCTGTATCATCTGTATGCCCTATAGTTGCACCATTAATATTAATATTATCAATTACAGCTTGTGTAATAGCACTGTTAGTACCTAAAGTTGCACCATCAACTGAACCCCCATTAAGATCAGCTGTATCTGCAACTAAAGCATCTGTAGTAACTGTACCATCAAAAAATGCATCTTTAAACTCAAGAGAAGAAGTTCCTAAGTCTATATCATTATCTGTTATAGGTACTATAGCACCATCTTGTATTCTTAACTGCTGTACAGCAGCTGAAGATACTTCTACATAAAATTCTAAATGATTATTACTTGTATCTACAAGTATTTTGTTTAATGAATCTGCATCTCTAAGTGTACTAATAGGGCCACCTTCACCTGCTGTTCCGTCATGTGAGTGTCCTGTTGTTGCATGAAATGCAGCCAATACTTGGTTAAACTCATCATTGGAATGAGCTGCAAGTATAGTATCACCTGTTGTGAAACTTGCTTGTCGTGCCGAATAGCCTGCCATTATCTTCTTCCTCCTGGGGTAAATTCTAATTGAAATCCTTTAACTGAAAATGAGTCTGCACTATTTTGATCATCTATTTGTAATGCTACTGCAAATCCAGATCCTTCTACTGTTTGTCTTACTAATGGAACACCTGATGCATCATATAATGCTTGACCATAAACTGCAGCACCATATTGACCAGCACCACCTACTGTTGGTAGAGCTATTTTGTCTGGTTGTGGGCTGTTTTGGTCATCATAGTTATATCTAAGAGCTAAGTTTGCCTCAATAGATGTACCTTCACCTTCATAGTTTAAATTAACTCTTTGCATATATTTTCTAACACCTGGATCTCCCATTACCATATCAGGTGATCTATACACTGCTTGAATAGTAGTTGTAGTAGAACCTGTAGCAAAAGTATTTCCTGTTTCCATTTTATAGATGAATCCATCATATCCACCAAATACTTGAGTTTCAACACTATTAATAAAATCTGAATCTGTACTAGATGGTTTAATACCTACCATATCTGCATATTCAAATCCTATAGATCCTGTATTTGGATTATTTTTTAATACACCTATAATTCCTTTTGATGATAATTGACCTGTAGCATTTACTGGATAAAATAATCTATATTGTGATTTATCCCTAATAACTAATGATGTTATTCTATCTAATTCTATATCATCAATTCTAGATTGTATCTGCCTAGATATAGAACCTAGTTCAACGTCACCAATTCTAGCTGTACCAGCAATAGTTCTTAAACCATCTGGTGCTAAAAATATAACGTCACCACCTATCTCTTGAATACTACCACCATCTCTACATCCAATATTTCTTGTAACTTCTTGTACTGCAAAATTACTAGATGTTGTTCCTGTTAATTTATAAATTCTATCTTCACAAAATATAATTAATTCATTTCTAAATACTTTCATACCAACAACAGTAGAGTCAACTTTAAATGACCCTGCTCCACTACCAGTTGTAAAATTGTCTTCTGCAAATGGTACACTAAATATAATTTCTTGTGAATTAGTTGCACCAGCATAAAACATATGGTTTTGAAATGCTTTTACAAATTTAGGATTTGTAGGTGCAGTTCCACCACCTGTTGCATTTACAACATCAACTGCAAAACTAGAATTAATTATTTGTGCAGGTGAATGTCCTGTTGCAATAATAACTTTATCTGTTCCATCAAAATTAAATTTTTCAAAGTCATATGCTTTAGTTGCTGTACCTAGTCCAGTTGTTAAACTTGTCCAGCTACCACTAGTTGTTCCTCTATGTATATCTCCACCTCTAGCTACAATAATTTGTCCATTAAATACAATTGAACAATCTATTACTAGACTAGTTGTGCTAGATCCTTGTGGTACAATTGTAGTATTATATTGTGCTGTTCCACTAACACGTCTGTATCCACCTTTAATATCAGGTTCAAAATTTTGTAAGATAAGTGCTTCACCAGGAGCCATTGAAAACACATCTTTATTAAGTGTTAAACCCCCTGCACAACTAACTACAAATGGTGATATTAAATCTGTAGTTGGCATACTATCTATCCGACATTACATTATATACTCTAACATCTGATCTCATATAATCAGCTTTAGTAGAGTAATCTGTTTTTAATAATCTTAATTTTCTTTGATAATCTCTATCTGCTAATTGTGCATGCTGTGGATCTGATCTTAGCATGTATGTATAATATTTTGATCTATCAGTTATTAAACCTCCAAATCTATCTGGCAATGCCATACTATCTCCATGTGCAGATAAGTCTGTGTGTGTAGTGTAGTAGTTATATGCCAATGTCATTTCATCACTACTTGGTATTGGGGTTACACCAAATGCTGTAAAGTTTGGAAGTATATAAACTTTAGCTGGTGTTCCATATACATCACTATCATTTCTATCATCTATAGATTTATAATTTTGTAAGTAATCATCATAAGATATATATAAAACTTTTTGTCTAGTAGTATCACTTCTAGAACATCTAATATAATCTACATCTAATTGTACACCATCTGACTCTACATAGATAAAAGAAGATTTTGCTGTAGCTGTAAATGTAGTATTTAATATAGCACCTTGTCCAAAATTAGTTACACCTATTGTAGTATTTAAATTTTGTGTTCCACCTGCTGATGTACCAACTCTAACAATTAATGCACTTGATGAACTATTAGGACTTAATACTCTAACTTGTAATTTATATTCTTTATTTACTATAGTTTCAACAGATTGATATGCTGCTGCATCATTTAAATTTAATCTACCATTACCACTAGTTGTATGTGATGGTGAACCATCTCCAGTTGTCCAACTATTTATATTAGATGCAAACTCACCATTAGTAACTAATTCTCTTGGGCCTATAGTAAATGAGTCTCTATCTATCTTTCTAAAGTCATCTGGAAAATCATATTCGCCATCTCCAGTTGTTAAATTCTGTGTAGTTCTAGAGTATAATAAAGGTATTTCACTTGCTTCATTATAGATGTCATGAATACTTTTATTTACAAAATCCTTGATAGCAGTTTGTATTCCTCTGCTAGAGGCAAACGTACTTGAAGTTAATTCTGTTTCGTTAAGTTCTCTAAGAACTCTGTTTGTCAGTGTTAGGTAAGTTGTTGCCATTTTGTAATAACTCTAATATTTTATCAAGTTTTTTTTCTTGATCGTTAATTTTGTTTTCTAAGTAATCAACCCTCATATCATTATTACTTCCTAATTTA